ATCGCCACCAAAGCGAGCGACATCCAAACCCCAAACAATCGGCTCACTTGAAGTCAGCGCCACATCACGACCTATCGCTGACTTAATCAACTCCATTGGGATAACGGTATCATCGTCCATCTTGGGAAACTCACCCAAAACCTCAACACGAGCCACGGTAGAATCTTCACCGTATTGTTCTAACATCCGATTGAACAAAGCAGTATCCGTGCCTTCGACCGTGCGGGAATCTATTTGCTCCGTGTTCCAGTATGGTTTTTTAGAATGGAAACAATCGTAGAATGGCCCTGTGTTTCTCCGTGGGTTGGAAAAACAGAACCAATAACGGTCGTTCGTTGGTTCGGAGAAGAACCCTTCTGAGACTGAATAAATCGGTGCGGGAATACCTGAAGCTTCGTCCATGATTAAACACACACCGTAGGATGAGTGAATACCAGCAAAAGCGTCTGGATTCTCTTCACTCCAGAGTTGAGCTTGAGCGTAGTAGTAGCCTGTGTCAATTTTTAAATCACGGACAAGCGCTTCTTCAAACCAGGGTGCTGGTTTCACGGTGGTTGCTGTTTTGCTAAACCAATGTGAATTGATAGCAAGTGTGATCCATTTACCTAGTTCGGCCCACGTACGGGAACGAAGCTGTTGTTCTGTGTTCGCTGTGACAATGATGGTAGAACCAAGTCTGGTGGATAACATCCAGAGGATTAACCATGAGACTAAAGCTGATTTACCAATACCACGACCAGAAGCCACAGCTAGTCTAAACATCTCTGGGTCTACTTTGCCGTTGTTCCTTTGTATTTGTGTTGTAATTTTTCGTAAAATTTTTTCTTGCCACTTCCTTGGTCCTGAGAAATGCTCGAGGGGGGTGTCCTTTTGTCCCCAAGGGAATACGAATTTAACAAAGTTTAATGGATCATCTTTAATACCAAGTGACCAGATTTCGGTCATTAGTTCTTTTTCTGCTTCTGCTCCGTATTTCATAAAAAAATTATCTCATTAGTTTATATATATGTACCACCGCACATATACGAACGGGGGGGTCAATTATTAATAAGTTATCCACAATTTACTCACACTTATATATATACGTTCCCGTACGAACTAAGGAACGAGGGGCGCACTCTAAAACAAGAAACAATAAAGGGACTAAGAAAAAACTATTCCTCATTTGGTGCGCCGATGGTTTTTATGTTTGGTATTCGTTCCCGTTCGTTAGTTGGTGTTGCCTGGCCGTCAATAATTAGACGATCTTTGGCGTTCGTAAGTATGCTCTTTAAGTCCAGGTTGTGTTCCACTTGCGTGCGATCCGACCAGTTCGATGAATCTCTGTTTTTGAGGTAAAAGATCTGGGCCGTTGTGTTGTTGTCGTGGACTGCATTATTAAATAGTGCGTTCGTGACTTGTTCAATTGCTTTTGCTTTCCCTTTTTTTAATGCTTGTTCAAAACGTTCATTCCTGTTCTTGTTCCTGGTAATAGTAGAGATACCAACACCCAAATTATCAGCTATTTGCGTTTCTGAGAGACCGAGACCCGCCCATTTAGTAATATTTAAATAGTCCTCATCTGTGAAAGTTATGCGCTTTCTTCCTGTTTTTTGCTTAGATTTTCCCTTTTCCATGCTCAAATTTTACCATTTAGAGCCTTTATTTATGGGGCAATGTAAAAAACATATACTTTTTTTTAAGAATATAGTTGACTTTGTGACCAATAGGGCAATAATAGGTATATGTTATGCAATTAAGCATGATTAAAAACGGGAGAAATATGAACGATAAATATTTAGCAATACGTGACTGCATAGAATGTGTTAGAGGTAACAATTCAAAATGTGGCAACCCTAGATACATCTTCAAATTTGATGATGGTACAGAAGTAAAAACAGAAGCCAACGCTGGTTGGGTTTATGGTTTATTACCATGTTCTAGTTATGAAAATACCAGAATAACTTTTAAATATGTTGGTAATACTATGACTGACTTTATAGGATCTAAGGAGTTAGTAAGATGAAATTACACTACACAAAATACCAAGAGAACTATAAGAATTATATTCTTGCCTGTTTAGATAGTGAAGATGAATTAATTGGTAAAAACCTATCAAGACAAGAAAAAATTAAATACCTATTTAATAGGTTTAACTCTGAATATGGTTGGAAGATTGGAAGAACTAAACAAGACACCAAACAGTCGGTAATTGCTGAATGGTTGAGCGGTCTTGCTATTCATATTCCATACTATTATTACGATATTATTCAACTAGCTAAAAATATGGGTTCAGTTAATAACGATTTAACAAGCATAGAAGAGGATCGTATTTGTGAAAATTATTGGAACTTTATGGCTTTTATGATTCTTAAACTAGAAGAAGAAATAAAACAGGAGCAAGTAGCCAGTTAAAACCTGGTTACGTTTTTATTATGAGTATTAAAGATATAAACGATCTAAACGAAAAACACGTCAGCAAGTCATTAGTAAGCTTTTTACAGGATTGTTTTGACAGGACGATAGAAAGACGGCACAACAAGCCAGCCAAAGACATTACCTGGCAAGAAATGACAAAACAAGAGCATACTATACAGCTTGATATAGTAGCCATGAAAACCAGAGCAAATAAAAGGGGGAAATAATGAATAATATTAAGTTTACACAAGAAGATGCAGAGTATTTGGCTGATTGGTTAAACTTTGTAAATAGTAAATCTTTTGGGGTTTTATCAAAAGAATTTAAAGAAGAAGTTATTAAAGCAGATATTATCAGAGGGAAATTAACTCAATTAATGCTTGAAAATTCTAATTGGAGAATAAAAAGAAAATACCATAAAGGCAGATATGGGAAAGCAACAGTACAGGAGGTAAATAATGGAAATTAAATTAGATGGCGAAGCAGTAGGCGAAGCAATAATCGACTACATCAATAAACAGCTTGATACCAAAGTAACTGCTATTGATTATCCAACCATAGAAATAGGTAAAAATAGTTATGAGCTAAACTTTGAAACGAGCGTAAACATTTATATCTGTAAGGAGGTAAACAATGAATAATGAAAAACTAGCTTTTAACATTACGCTTGATGGTCTCGGTAACTATGCCACCAAGTGTAAGAAAGACCCTATAACCAAGACTATGAACCCTGTTGAGGGTTCATATCTTATGTCTAATTCTTTGGCCGTAGCTTTGCTATATAAAGCTGAGGGACACATAGAAGAATGTAAAGACATATTGCATGAGGCAATTAATGACGCTTATCATCAAATTAGAGGAGGTGAATGATGAGTAGAACCATTTATATAAATAGAAAAGATTGCTATGGCAACTTTGAAACAGTTGATGAATTTACGGAGGGGCGTAAATACACCATAGAAATGCTTAATTACTATCGGCTTGGTGATCGTTCTGCTCATTACTACATGAGTCAAAAACCTTGTAAAAGTTGGTTAGAAAGTTATAAGGAGGTAAACAATGACTGAAGTAAAAGAATTTGAATATAACCAAAACTTTAGTTTTGAAAGTAACTTTAGCACTTGGTTAAGCGATTGTAACGAAGATCGTTTTAAATGGCATGAGGATCCATTAAACGAAGAGGAAGCCTATGATATCTTTGTGCACAAGTACGGGCATTATAAAATAACATGATACCCACTAGCCCAGAGGTTTTTTAATGTTTTATTTCCTCTCATTGCGGGACTGGCTCACCCAAGGGCAAAACGAGCCACCAAACCATAACAGGAGCTGTCACTTTAACTACTCATAATCTGATATAGATGGTTCCTGTTACCCACTCTCCCACGGGAACGGAGCCTTTAGTTACGCACTAAGGCTCCTAACCCGCTCAATAAATAATGTTTCCGCCCGCTCACGCTTACTTTTCTTAACCGCTTACGCTCGCCCGCTAACACGCACCACACAATCTGTTTCTCCAATAACTCTGTCATAGCTCGACCCACCGATACTCTATGCAAACCACAAGCCTGAGCATAAAAAGTCAGCGTATCGGACGCACTCCAACTCTTATACTGCCACCGGCGACACAAACACCAAGCGACAACTTTAGCACCACTTGATAAATCTTCTCTCCTAATGACATCTGCGTACCAATCCCAAACTTTGCTCCGCACGCTCGCAAAGTCATGGTCACGCACGCAAGCTTTACTAACTAACCCACTACTGCTGGCTTGTTCAATAACTTCATCCGTTATCCACCAATAATCTTCCATCTTTTACTACTCCCTAACTACACACCCAAAAGCCTAAGCTTTTGGTGTGTGTCAATATTAATATTTAATAATAAATATTAATAGTATTATGAAACAAAGTTTGACATACCTTGTAACATTCTTTGACAACCTATGTAACAAACCTTGACAACCTATGTAACATTCTTTGACATGATATGTAACAAAGTTTGACATCTTTTAGGTTATTTTTCTCCTTGGTTTGGTCTTTTTCCATTTATATTTCTTAGCGTTTTCTTGGTTTTTACCAAAGATTTTTTCCCAATTATCAGCGAATTGTTCATCTGATATTTGGCGTGGTCGTTGGTCTGATCCCTTACCGCTCATCTACTATCCCCATATTCAACGACACCAAGTGTCCAATTTTCTGCCACCTTTTCAGCGTAAGATTCTGAATACTGGTGCAACTTGATGTTGCGTAGGTATTCATTACCTTTAAAAATATTAACCTCATAACCTTTTTCGGTTCTGATAATCTCAGCGTGTTTACCTTTAGGATCACCCCAAGCACTTATAATTTCTACACTCATTTACTTCTCCTTATATAATATTCTTCGTAAGTGGTAAAACGTTTACCACAACTATAACAAGCACGTCTGCGTTT